TACCGGAGAACCTTGGCACTAATAGTATTGACCTTACTTTGTCAAATACTTTGGTACTTTACACCGAAAGTGTATTGGACACAAGAAAAAAAAATCTTAGCGTACCAGTTATTATTCCTCCGGAAGGTATTATTTTGCAGCCTGGCATTGTTTATCTTGCCTCAACTGCCGAATATACGGAGACACTTCGACATGTGCCAGTTTTGATGGGAAAGTCAAGCCTTGCTCGTTTAGGATTATTCATTCATGTATGTGCCGGCTTTGGAGATGTTGGCTTTAGAGGACACTGGACATTGGAGCTTATTGCAGTGCAAAGGATTAAGATTTATCCAGGCATGAAGATTGCGCAAATAGTTTACCATGAAATAAGCGAGATGCCTAAAATAAGCTATGACAAGAAAGAGGATGCGAAGTATAGCAACCAGGGAAGTGAGCCAGTAGCAAGTAAAATGTATTTAAATAAATAAACATGACCGAAGAAGAGAAAACATTGATTAACAATGGTGCAAAGATCATTGTAACATTTGGCGGAGTAATAACTTGCCTTTGGATTATTTACTATTTATACGATTTATTATGGAAGTAGAGATGAATAAATATGTCATCAAATTTGAAGATGGCAAAAGCGTAACAGTAAGCGCAAAGAACCTTGAAGAAGCACTGGATAGGTTTAAGGAATTGCGCATTGAAACAGCTACAAAGGAGATCACAGTGATGTCAGCCTGGGAGAGATACAATAAACACAAGAAAAAAGAATCGTAATCATTTTGGTATTTTTAAGTTGTTTCAGAGTGCGGAGATTTGCCTTCGCACTTTTTTTATAATTATTTTTAATATTTATATACAAGTTATTTATTTTATATTACTTTTGTAAAGTCATTATGACAAACACATTAAACATCACAACAATGAAAAAGAATTTTAACAACCAAAACTTTGAGTGGCTATTTGATGACATTACATCTACTATGCCTAAAATTATCTTTGTTGGCATTATTTTGACCTATGCCATCACCGCAGCACTTAACGTGTATTTCCTTCCTCTTCCTTTACTCCTTTCCATCCCTGCATCTCTTATGTTGCAGTTTGGCAGATTTGCCATCGTGTTTATTGATTTCCTTAACCCATCCAGTAAGAGATCAGTATATCCTCCGAAGGTTGCAGCAATAGCCACCGTAGTAGCATTGTTGGAATTATTTTTCTCTATCCAAGGTCAGGCAACTGGCGCAGAGTTCTATGCCATGTTCTTTTTTATTGGCACTATTATCTGCTTTGGATATGTGTTGGAGATACAATTCATTGAGAAGGGCATAGAAGCCTACGGCATTGGCATGAAAGCACCAAGGAAGCGCAATGTACCAAGTAAAGGTAAAGAGCCGGTACAGATGAATACAACGGTGCGCAGCGTACAGTTATCATTGGCAATCATGTTAGTGTTAGGAGTAACTACTGTAAATGCTCAAAACAATCACTTTTTAGCCTATAATACTGTTGGCTTTGAAAAGATAGGTAACAAATTGTTAGAAAGAAGTTATTACAGCGTAGCAGATGGAAGTTATACGGTTGATACAATCACTTATGATATGTTATCCGGAATAGATTTGTGGGATGGTTACAGTAATACAACATTAGATAACTGCCTATTCATGACTTATGGAACACTTAATTTAGAGTATTATCCTTTTTTGAATTATGGAAGCATGGTAAAAAATACTATGACTATCATGATTTATTGAAATTTGTAAGTAAATACGTTAAACGTAACTTCTTAAATAAAAAGATAAATTATGATGAAATTCGTAGGCATAGATCCAGCCATGAGGCTAAACGGCTTGGCAGTATGCGTGATTGATGATAAAAAGGTATATTTTGGTAGGTACAAGAATCTGGCTACATGGATAATGGATAGCCTAACATGGGAGAGAGATTGCGCAATAGTTGTAGAAGATTCTTCCCTCCAAAATATTACCTTTCGTAAACACGCAAATGTAAAAGCAAGCAACAAGATTAGCCGAAACGTCGGCATGAATCAAGGAGCATCCAGGACAATTATTGACTTATTAGAGTTAAATGGACATAAAGTAAAAGGTATTTCACCGCAGCACAAAGGCAGCAAATGGACTATTGATTATTGTATGTCTGTAATAAAGGCAATGAAAATGGAGGTGCATGGAAATAAAAAACTTTCACAAGACGAAATAGACGCTTTTCAAATAGCGTTAATTTCTAAAACTTATTACGAAAATGATGCAAATAAAGGTTATAGAAAAGAAGCTCCACCGGTTGACACTGGCATACATAGAGGAGACGATGAGGAGAAAGATTAATTATTTTTATGTTGACTACTTAGCCACCAGGATAAGACAAGAAGAAACTAAACTAACACTTTTAAAAATAGGAAGTCATGCAGATAACTAAATTATTAAACGACAAAGAAATAAAACATGGTTTATTATTGATAGAAAAATATCCAAAACCTATTAATAAAAATAATGTTGTAAACACAAATAGTTCCTTGCTGCAATTTTACTCCGGCAATGATGGAGCAGGTAGGAAGTTTTACAAGTACATGAATCCAGAAAGATTAAAAGCAATTTTATTTACAATAGTAAATAATACATCAGAAAAAGACGAGGTCAAAGCAAAAGCAGCCGCGATGTTTAAGAAACTCTATAAAAGTTGAGTGGTGTTTAGTTAGTGTGTATTGTAGCCGCAGGTGTTTTTCCTGCGGCTTTTTTGTTACCACTCCACACCTTGCTTTATAGCATATTCAAGAATGCCCTTAGCGTGAGCTTTCGCCACTGCCTCCTGCCATTCTCTGTCTATCATTAACACAGCGTCATTGTAATTGGTAAAGAATCCATTCTCTGTCAACACCGCAGGCACCTTAGTCGCAGTTAACATTTGAAACCTTGCCTCTTTGTCAAGGTCACCATCACTGTAATCATGCCGATGCACCCAGCCTGGTGTAGCATCTTTAACCTCTTCTCCTATCATGGTAGCAAGAAGATCAGACTTTGTATCACCTGGTGATGTAAATACCTCCCATCCTCTTGCAGATGTTGACGCTGCCGCATTGCCGTGAATAGAAACAAGAACAGTAGCCTTGCCTAAAGAAGCATAGCTATTTACCAGTTGACATCGTTTGTTAAGTGATGTATCAATTATAGGCTCATAGACTTGTTTGACCTGGAAGCCATAGTCAAGGAGAAACTGTTCAAGGAAGTTGGCAAGGGAGCGATTAAACACACCTTCGAAGAACCATCCATAGGAGTGAAACTTACCATGTTTATGTTGGAAGCACTTGGAGGGATAGGTCACATATTTGTCTGGCCCTATTCCTTTGTTAAGACCTCCATGCCCAGCATCCACGCATACTACAAATTCATTTGCATTCATATTTTTTTATTTAAAAGGGGAATAGAAATCAATCTACTCCCCTTGGCTGCCTAAGGTAGCGAATCCTGCTGCGCCTATAACTTAAATCCGATAAGGCTAAAAGCCATACCTACGATTGATAACTTAGGAGGTAAAGTAACTGAAATCTCCTTTCCAGCACACTCTTTCGATGTCTCCTTTATCTTATCCCAAATTATTTGGGCAAGTTGGATATAATTTTTCCATGTGAATTTAATTTTATTTCCTTCCATGTAAATGTTTACATCACTTGCTAACTCCGCTATGTTCATTGAATAGCAAGCAATGTCACCAATAGGACTTTTGACTGTGTCGGCTGATTTTAAAGCCTCTTTAAAATTTGTTTCCATGTTTATTTGTTTTTAACGTCTGAAAAATCTTGTTATTAATACTCCAAGGTTTACACCTGTGATACGTTTAATGTTCTCCGAAATACTTGTAAGCTCCACGGCTGCCATTAAAAAAGCAGCCATATATGTAATGTTAAACGGAAGAGAAAAGGTATTCCTTGCTCCTTCAAATATGAGGATGCCGCAAAAATATACAACTATCTTTTCCATTGTGCGATAAAGCCCTTTGCTATTTATCTTTTGTTGCTCTTTCCTTGCAGCCATTATTCCCGTTGCCATGTCAGCAAATACAACAAATATTGTAAAAAATAAAAATCCCTTAATTGGAATAAAAAACGAGGCAATCCAGCCGCAGCAGATTGCTGAAGCTATTTTTTCGTAGCCGAGGTGTAGGAGGTTTAGTATTGTTGTTTTCATAGTATATATTTTATTGATTTGGGACTCCAGCTGCCATTTGCATCCAATTTGTACCATCATATACAAATGTACCCCAAGCACCATCAGTTGCTGGTAACATTGCTGTTGTTGTAATTCCATCATTTTGCAAACCAATAATATTGCTTGAGTTCGATATTACTGTATATAATTGTGTTGTTTTTAATGTTATTGCTCTTCCTGTATGAGCTGAGCCAGATGGCATTGTTATAGTAATAGTACCGCTGCCACTACAAACAATATATGTATCAGTATCTAATATAGTGTAATTACCTGATATTTGAGTAACTCCACTAACGGCAATATATTTATCTGTTTTAATTGTTCCAGTAAATGTTTTATTACCTGCAAAACTTTGTGTTGTTGTGTTTACTATGCCGGATACACTTACAGAAGCATCTTTTGCATTTAACGTGCCACTTGTTAAGTCTAAACTACTACCAACTGTTATTGAACCTATTGCATTTGATACATTTAATCCAGCTATTTTAGTCATTGAACCTGCTGGAGCTATAATTACACCACCATTTAATGATGCAATACCTGTAACATTTAAATCACTACTTGCATTTAAAACACCATTAAAAGTCTTAGCACCTCCAAATGTTTGAGTTGACGCAGTTACTACTCCTGTTGTAGATACTCCGGCATTAGCTATTGTAATAGCAGGTGTAGTTGTACCAGTAGCAACTGAAATAGGAGTAGTTCCTGTTACACTTGTTACAGTTCCACTTGAATTGCTTGTGCCTGCTCCAATAGCAGTTCTAAAACTTGCAGCATCTAAAGCAGTCACAGAATTATCTGCATTAAACCTTGGGAATGTAACGGCAGATGGATTAGTCAAAGTAAACATTGATTGACCTACTGTTGTACCTCCCAAATCACTTCTCATTCCATCTGCTG